GTATTAAATTTAAATTAGTTTGTTGTTTCATTATTGGCATTACTTTCATTAATAATGTTTCCATAACAAAGTCTGCATAATGAGAATATACATTTGGAACTTGTGCATCTTTCCACGTTCCGAATAATGAATTTTCAGCTATAATGTTATTGCTATACATATAATTAACAGCGTCTCTCTTTAGAAGAAAATAGTTAAATATAAAATTAGCAAGTTCATATGGAATTGCTTTTTTAATTACTTGGTATTTGTTTTGATTAAACGACATAACACTTTTGCATAAAATTAAAGGATACAGATATTCTAATATCATTAGACATATTAGGATCTACACAATGATTAAGCCAAGCTGGAAACATAATTAATCTCCCCGCAACTGGTTCATAATGAACTTCTCTCCATAAACGATTGGGTTGTTCACCTGGAACTTGTCTAGGTCTAGTCATTAAAGCAATGGATCTTGGATCTTCTAATTTTAAATGTCCACAGTTTTTAGGAGTTTTAATATAATATACACCTGACCATAATGAATTAGGATGGTTATGAGTTCTATTAAATCCACCTGGAGGATTAATGTTTGCCCACATATTACCTAAAAATGGTTCTGAATCTAAATGTTCTTCTTTATATATATCTCGTTGTGCTTGAAATAATATATCTACTAAAGGTTTATATTCTGGATAATCAGCCATGTTTGATGTAGAATGCCAGCCGTTTACATTTGTTCTTTGAATACCTTTGTCTCTATTTGACCAAGCAATAATATCTTGTTCTAACTTTTGATTAAATGCAGGACTTCCTACATCTTGTATATAAATTGGAGTTGGAAAAAATAATTCTCTATTCATCTAAACGAAGGTCCTCCAAACCACATTACTAATGATTTTCTAATTCCTTTTGATATTGGAATTACACGATGTCTAATATAGCTTGCAAAAAATATAGCTTGACCTTGTTTAGGTCTAACGATTTTACCATCTGACATTAATTCAAGTCCACCACCTTCAAATTCAGATTCAGGTGATAATAAACATGTCATAGATATTTTTCTAATAGGTGGTTCATTTGCACAATTAACATCAGAATCAATATGCCAATCATAAAATCCACCCGTTGGATATTCTGTATATTGTGCGGGCTCCGTCAATCTCATGCCATCAAATCCAAAATGATTACTATTTGTCTTTAACATAATGTTCTCAATTACTTTATACATCTCTTGCATCTTTGCAAAAGGTATCCAGCTAATGTGTGAAGTTCTAGTTTTAGTATCAACGGTTCCTCCTGCAGTTCCGCCAACCTGTGCAGTTTGTTGAGGTTCAGCTCTACCTGCATTTATAATTAATTGACATTGTTCTGGTGTAAATATTGGAGTTGTAGTTTCAACGATTAACGATTTCCATTTCGGTTCTGTTAAAATCATTATGCTCCTCTATTTTGAATTGGGTTATATAGAACATCACAATTTGCAGCTAATGTTCTTCTTGTCTCTTGTGTTCCATTGAATGGATAAACACAATGTCTCATGTCATATGGAAATACATAAAAGTCTCTAACATTCATAGGTGGTTGATAATCTATTTTTGCAAACTGACCACTTGAGGATCCTAAAATTTGTAATTTTCCATTTTGTGGAGCATGTTCTGCAGAATATTCAACACCATAAGTGCTAGGTACTTTTAATATCATTACCGAAGATAGACCTGTAAAAATAGTGCCAGTATGCACGTGACATGGATTATATTCATGAGCTTTCATTTCATTTACCCATATTGAATTTAATTTTAATTTATATTCTCTAATTTTATTAAAAGTTAGATAGTGTTTAAATACTTCTAAAAACCAAGCTGTTACATTCATAGGTAATCTATTATGACGTTGTACTTTAGATTCATCATCCCCATCATAAAATAGTGAATGTTCATTAGCTATTTTACCAACCAATTGTTTATTGGCTTTATGTAAAGTATTAAAATTTTGTTCGTATATTTGATTGATTGCAGTGAACACATCTAATGGCGTTTCGTATTTCAGAACTGATTGTCCTAGAAAGATAAAGTCGAATTTCATAAACTTATGAGTTGGGTTTACCGTATGTTGGTAGTTCCTCCGTTTTGGTATGTCCCAATTCTCCTGTTTGAATAATTCTCTCTAATGATTGTAATTGTCCAACAATGTTAAATACTTCTGTCTCTGATGTTCCTGGAGTAATAGTCTTTGCTTTGTTTTGATACATCTTATGATAAGAATTCAATTGATGTTGATTAACATCTTTATTGTTAAATGATCCATCATCAAATTCTGCTTTCAATTTAGACCACATTTTAATTTCTCTAATTCTATTTTTAGCAACTTGTTCCATAGAAGCTTTTGAGAATATCTTCTCATCTAAATCTATTTTATAACATTCTAATTTATAATCATCAGTTTCTGTTTCTAATTTCTTTTCTAACCATTTAATTTTTGCTTCATTACGTCTATAATCAAATGATAACACCATTAAATTATCAAGGTAACTAGATTGTTCTCTAACACACTGCCAATATTTTGAAGCTTTAGTTGGATAACGATTGTCTTGTAATACTGAAAATCTTGCTTCTGTTTCTGTTCTGAATATTTGTTTTTTAGTCCATGTGTCTCGAAGTTCATCGACCATGGATTTGAACGAATTTAAATCATCTTTTTCTAAAAGATTATTTAAACTAATTTCTTCCTTTTGTATTAACTCTTTTATATCTCTCTTCTCTGTCATGAAACTTTCTTATATACTTTTTTAACTATTTGTAAAGAGTTAAGAAACTGTGATATTTACTGTTTGTACAGCTGGGCCTGACCATTCTTCTGTGGATGCTACTACCCCACCACTTGGATTTCCTCCAAATGCAAGTCCTGCAGTATTAGTACCTGTTCCTGCTAAATCTCCTCTTGCTATATTTAAATCATTAACTTCAGTCCAACTTGTTCCATTCCAATTTTCTGTATTTGCAACTATAGCTGCTCCGCTGTTTCCTCCGAAACCTAATGCAGCAGTATTAGTTCCTGCTCCAGCTAATCCATATCTTGCCGTATTCATATCATTTAATTCTGTCCAACTTGTTCCATTCCAAGATTCTGTTTCTGCTGCAGTAGTGGTTGAAAGAAATCCACCAAAAGCTAATGCTGCGGTATTTGTAGCACCTACTCCTCCAAGTATTCTTCTTACCGTATTTAAATCATTAACTTCTGTCCAACTAGTTCCATTCCAAATTTCTGTATTTCCAACATTAACTGTTGTTTCACCACCAAAACCTAATGCTGCAGTATTAGTGCCTGCTCCACCTAAATTTCTTCTTGCTGTATTTAAATTATTTAATTCAGTCCAACTTGTTCCATTCCATGATTCATTTTCTCCAACGTTAACCGTCGTAAATCCACCAAAACCAAGCGCTGCAGTATTAGTTCCTGCTCCACCTAAAGCTCTTCTAGCTGTGTTTAAATCATTTAATTCTGTCCAACTAGTTCCGTTGTAAGATTCATTGTTTCCAACTACAACTGTAGTAAGTCCTCCAAAAGCTAAAGCAGCTGTTTGAATACCTGCACTTGCTAATTGTTCCCTTGCCGTGTTCAACGGTCCTGCGGTCGCCCAAGAACCTGCAACTAATGCATATCCTTTTAATGTTTGTGAAGTAGAATTGTACCAAATTTGACCTTCCACAGGATTGCTTGGATCTGATCCTAGCACCTCGACATTCGTTCCGTATATTTCTTTGTATGTAGCCATATTAAGTTGCTGTTACTGTTTTACTAGATAAACTTGGATCATCAAATTCTTCTGTGGCGCCTGTAAAAGGTGGGGTATTTCCACCAAAAGCTAAAGAAGTTGTGTTAGTTCCAGCACCACCTAGACTTCTTCTTGCGGTATTTAATTCATCAACTTGTGACCAACTTGTACCATTCCAAGACTCTGTGTTTGCCATAAATCCTAGTGATGGTGATTCTCCACCTATAGCTAAAGCTGCAGTATTAGTTCCAGCTCCTGCTAAAGCTTGTCTTCCTGAATTTAAATCATTTACTTCAGTCCAGCTAGTTCCATTCCAAGTTTCAGTATTTGCAGTTCCAGAAGGAGTTCCACCAAAACCTAATGCTGCTGTGTTAGTTCCTGCTCCTGCTAAACTATGTTTTGCTGCATTTAAATTATTTAATTCTGTCCACGAAGTTCCATTCCAAGATTCATTATTTGCAGTTGCTGTATTTCCTGGTGGAGTTAATCCACCAAATGCTAAAGCAGCTGTATTGGTTGCTCCACAACCTGCTAAAGCTCTTCTTACAGTACTTAAATCATTTAATTCAGTCCAACTTGTTCCATTCCAAGTTTCTGTATTTCCAACATCAACTGTAGTAGATCCTCCAAACGCCAAAGCCGCAGTATTAGTTCCTGCACCAACTAAAGAATTTCTTGCTGTATTTAAATTATTTAATTCAGTCCAAGTTGTTCCATTATAAGATTCAGTATCACCTGTATTACCAGGTGTATCTCCACCAAAAGCTAATGCTGCTGTTTGAATTCCTGCTCCTCCTAGGGCCAATCTCGCCGTGTTCAACGATCCGCCAGTCGCCCATGCTCCACGAGTTACCACGTCCCATTCTTCGGTGGCTGTTCCACTAGGTGATCCACCAAATGCAAGTCCTGAAGTATTAGTTCCTGCTCCTCCTAAAAGTTGTCTTGCTATGTTTAAATTATTTACTTCTGACCATGAAGTTCCATTCCAATTTTCTGTTAATGATGTAACTCCAGGTAAACCTCCACCAAAACATAAAGCCGCTGTTTGTATTCCTGATGCTCCTGGTCTATTTGTTCTTCCAGTATTTAAAGAATTAACTGAAGTCCAACTCGTACCATTCCATGATTCTGTAGCTGTTTGTACAGCTCCTGGTGGAGTTTCACCAGCAAAAGCTAAAGCGGCGAAATTTGTGTCTCCAACTCCAGCTAAACTAGCTCTAGCAGTATTTAAATCATTAACTTCTGTCCAACTTGTTCCATTATAAATTTCTGTATTGTTAACTGCAACTGTAGTAAGTCCTCCAAAAGCTAAAGAAGCTGTTTGATTTCCTGCTCCTGCTAAAACTCTTCTTCCTGTATTTAAAGTTGCAGGTGAAGTTGTCCAACTAGAGCCATTCCAAGATTCTGTTGCTGTTGTTGGAGCAGCACCTGTTGTTGTAGTTCCACCAAAAGCTAAAGCTGCAGTACTAGTACCATCTCCTGCTAATTGACGTCTGGACGTATTCATACTAGTTGGATTACTTGTCCAAGATGTTCCATTATATAATTCTGTTGCACCTGTTACAGCTGGTCCAGTTTCTCCACCGAAAGCTAAAGATGCTGTATTAGATGCACCAGCTCCTGATAAACTTTCTCTAGATGTATTTAAACTTCCACCAGTCGCCCACGCACCCGATGCGTTAGAAGATCTAACTTTAAGTGCAGAGGAGGTGCTATTGTACCATACCTGTCCTACGTATGGATTTGTAGGGTCAGATGAAAAATTTTGTACCTTGCCTCCTTTAGCTCCTGTGTATGCAACCATTTAAAAAATTACTCCTCCAGTGTTAGTAACACAGGTCTGTCGCCAATTCTATATACTTTTTGTTCAGCTGATTCGGTTGCTACGTTATCAGCGTCCCAAGTGGCTTGAGCTTGTGTTATGACACCATCGACAATTGCTTGCGCTTCTGCTCTGGTCTTTGGAGTTCCTAAAACCTTTTGTATCCATAGGTTTGCGTGCTTATTATACGCGGGAACTTGCCAAACATCACCAGGTAGACCTTTAAACGTGATTCGAGATGATTCATTGTGATCAATAAATCCCTTTCCCCAGTTTTCAGCTACGCAGTATTGGTATGTTTTTGTCATGTTTCCTCCTTTGTTAAACTGTTGTTGTTATTGTTAAATTGTCGTAATACGGATCGTTGTACTCTTCGGTTGCTCCAGTTACTGGAGAACCAGCTTGTCCACCAAAAGCTAAAGCTGCAGTATTAGTTCCTGATCCAGCTAAATCATTTCTTGCAGTATTTAATTCATCACCTTGTGACCAACTTGTACCATTCCAAATTTCAGTTGCTGCTAATGAACCTGGATTATAACCACCAAATCCAAGTGCTGCAGTTTGAATACCTGATCCTGCTATAGCTGCTCTCGCAGTGTTTAAATCGTTTACTTCAGTCCAAGATGTTCCGTTCCAACTTTCAGTATTTGCAACTATAGATGGTGAATCTCCACCAAAACCTAATGCAGCTGTGTTAGTTCCTACTCCACCTAAATCTGCTCTTGCTGTATTTAAATTATTTAATTCAGTCCAACTTGTTCCATTCCAACTTTCAGTATCACCTGATCTTGTAGGAGATGGAGAAATTCCACCAAAAGCTAATGAAGCAGTATTGGTAGCTCCGCAACCTGCTATTTCACGTCTAGCTGTGTTTAAATTATTTAATTCAGTCCAAGATGTACCATTGTAAGATTCTGTTTCTCCTGCATTAGCTGTTGAGAATCCTCCAAAACCAAGTGCAGCTGTATTAGTTCCTGCTCCAGCTAAAGCTCTTCTTGCTGTGTTTAAACTTGCTACATTAGACCATAAAGTTCCATTATAAGATTCTGTTGCTGCTGTAACAGCTGGTACTGAATCAAGTCCACCAAAAGCTAACGCTGCAGTTTGAGTTCCTGCTCCTGCTAAATTTAATCTTGCCGTGTTCAACGGACTACCAGTCGCCCAAGCTCCTCTTGTTGCAACGTCCCATTCTTCGGTTGCTGTTACTACACCTGCATCTCCATTTCCACCAAAACCTATTGCTGCAGTATTAGTTCCTGCTCCTGCTAAACCTCTTGCTATGTTTAAATCATTCACTTCTGTCCAACTTGTACCATTCCAATTTTCAGAATTTCCAACTGCACCTGTCGTAAATCCACCAAATCCTAAAGCTGCAGTATTAGTACCTCCTCCTGCTAAAGCAACTCTTGCTGTATTCATTACATTAACTGCTGTCCAACTTGTGCCATTCCATGATTCTGTATTTGCAATCCTTCCAGGAGGACTTGGAGATGTTGTTGATCCACCAAAACCCAAAGCTGCTGTATTTGTACCTACTCCACCAAAAGATTTTCTTGCTGTATTTAAATCATTTAACTCTGTCCAACTTGTTCCATTCCAAGTTTCTGTATTTCCTACTACAGGTACTAATGGTATGCTTGCAGTTCCACCAAAAGCTAAAGCTGCGGTGTTTGTTGCACCACATCCTGCTAAAGATGATCTTGCCGTATTTAAATTATTTAATTCAGTCCAAGATGTGCCATTCCAACTTTCATTATCTGCAATAAGAGTTGTTGTAAATCCACCAAATGCAAGTGCTGCTGTTTGAGTTCCTGCTCCTGCTAATGCATATCTAGCTGTATTCATACTATTAGGAGAAGAAGTCCAAGCTGTACCATTATAAGATTCTGTTGCGCCAGTTCTTCCTGTTGGAGTTGGACTATTATCTCCACCAAATGCTAATGCAGCAGTTTGAATACCAGCTCCAGCTAAAGCATTTCTAATCGTATTTAAGTTTCCACCAGTAGTCCACGCTCCAAGTTGAGGCGCAACTTCATTAACCTTAAATGTTCCTGAAATACTGTTATACCAAACTTGACCTATAATAGGATTAGTTGGATCACCAGCAAAGTTTTGTACTGCTGTTCCTATGATTTCTTTATAAGTAGCCATGGTTATTTATTCTCCAATAACCAACCTTGTGTTGCATCAACATAAACTAAAGTTAAACCAGCTCTCTCAACTGATACTGTTAAATCACTTGCATCACCTTGAATCTTGTGTCCGTTACGACCGATAGTTAAATTATTAGTATCAAATGTTCCAGCGTAATCTATGAAAGTAATAAAATCACCTATTGTTGCTGATGCTGGTAATGTCGCTGTAAAAGCTGCTGAAGTTGTATCACAAAAATAAC